CAATATACTTATTTATAATAGAACATAATAATGTATTTGTATATTTACAATAAATTTTTTTACATAATATTTTTCTATTATGTGCTCGTATAAGAGTTCCTGTATATCTCCATAAACTACTACCTAATCTATTTGGAGAAGGCATTCCTCTCATACATGTTATTTTATAGTTCATATATATAATAAATATATTTATTAATATTTATTATAAACTATTGAATCTCTTTGAGAGACAAATTTTTATTTTCTGTATAAATCCTTTTAAACAAATAATCATTATGAGATCCATCCCATCTACGATTTTGTTTTTTATTATAATTAGTAAAATTACTTTCTAATGTATACTGATTTTTAGATAAATATTCACAAATCTTATCATAATCTTGCGTTAAAATTTCAATCAAAATATATGTTGGTTGATATTTATTTAAATCAATACCTTGAAGAACTTCATACTCAAAAGCACATGTATCTATTTTCAGTAAATCAATATCTGTTTTTAAATATTTACTAAACTGTTTTTGAAATCTCTCCATATTTTTATTTAATAAATAATCCAGTGTACAACAATTTACAGTTTCTTTATTATGACATTTACTTCTATAGCAATCTATACTTCCGTTAATTCTCCAAAAATCTCCTATACATGTTGTTTTCTTGTAATTGGGTGATACACAAGCATAATTTTCACATATACTATTAGGTCTATTTTTTATACATTCTTTATGTTTATCTTTATTAGGTGTAATTAAAATACCATTCCATTTACGTGTCTTTTCTAAATATAATGTATTGCTTTGATTAATACCATCATTTGCACCTACATCAATAAATACCCCTTTATCTTTTCTTTTAAATAAATCATCTAATTTTTTATCAAGGGTAACCCCATTACAATCCCTTAATGCAAAATATTTATTTTGTATTATTGGAGAGTGATTTATATGATTATATCTATTATTTATATCTTGAATATTATAATATCTATTAAAAAACTTACCTAATTTTCGTTTATCACACCAAAATTTAGATTTATCAAATAAATCCTTTCCATCTCTCTCATTATACGAAGAAATATATAATTTTTTAAAGTTATATTCGTTATTTAAAATTTCAGTATATTTTTGATTTAAATATTCTTCAGTTAATTCAGAATAATCTTTAGTCCATAAAATAGGTAGACCTTCGCATTTTTTACGCATTAATTCATTATCTTCAACGATTGGAATTCCCTTTGAATATAATGTTTCCCATAAACGATGTGTATCTATTCCATTTCCTTCTGGACAAATAACAAATTTATACTTTCCTATTTCTTTAAAATAAGATACTGGGTTTGATCTAAAATTACATACAAATTTCATGCTATTAACTGTATTAAGTATTGATCTTCTATTTACCTTATTTTTAACTCTTCTTGCAATATCTGTTCCCGTATTCATTGAACAAAGACATAATTCTGTATTTCTTTTACTATGTTTTAAAAATTCATTATTATTATCTGCAAAATAATATTTCAAATAATCATGTTGAACACCTATTGGAAGTTCTACAAAACTATCGCTTGCATCTTTTATTGATGTATTTATAATAACATCTTGAACATTAAAATCTTGATCTATCCAATTTTGGAATGAAACTTTAGTTGTAAATGAAAAGTAATCATTATAATTAAAAACTTTTTCACAATTTAATCCAGTGTCAATATACCATTTATGATAGGTTCTCATTCTTTTTATTTTATGAGTTGAACTATCGTAGTTAAAATGAATAATATATGGAGATTTTGGGAGTTTAGTTCGCCAATATTTACCATTAGGGAATAGTTCAAGAGGCAAATATTTTACGTCTAATTGTCTTTCAAATCTTCTTAAATATTGTTGATCATTTTGGAATGTATCTATATTTTCTTGTACCGATTTAAAGTTTGTAATTTCTTTTGTCTTATCATTTGAACGCATATAGAAAAAACCTGTGCAAAAAGCATGGTTATTATAACTTTGATTATCGTTTTGTATAAGAAGATCATTATCATTAATTTGATCTATTAAATACTGAAATGGATTTTTTTCAAAAACAATATCACCATCTGTAAAAATAATATCATTCCCATTAACCAACTCATTATTCATACAATAAATTTTATATGATGTAATGGTTGCCCATTTTTTTTTTCCATCCATATCCGGATTTTGTATAGATTTGTATTCAACCCATGTTTTTAAATAGTCACTGTCTACATCTATTTGTATTATTTCATTAAACGGATAATTTGTTTTAAAGAAGTTAAAACACTCATTACCAATACAGTAGATCTTTAATTTCTTTTCTATACCCAATTTTTTCATTGAAAGTAAAAGATTTCTTGTCATGTCTTTATAACCATCATTTGTTAATGTAATTAGTTTTAGATTTGGGGTTTTCACAATATTTTCAGGGAAAAACATTTTCCAACCAATTCCCGCTCCACAACATCCATTTTTATTTGTCCAAGATGGTCTTTTATCATTTAACTCTAACTCTTTAGATACATACAGATTATATGGTTTGTTATTTAAATAATTAATATATTGAATATAATTGGAAACAGTACTGCCTTCACATCCAATAAAATAATCAGCATTATAACATATTTGTCGTTGAATCAAAAAATCTATTATTTCAAATCTCCTTGCATTCTTAAAATACTTTTTGTATTCAATATTTTTAAGTAATTCTTCAGTGCGTACAATACCAAATTCATCATTTAGTTTATTCAAAATAGAACCTTCAACTCTATCCGTCATTATAACTAATTTTTTATCCTTATTTTCTTTAATACTATAAATAATATTTATAGTATTTTTCAAATGATCATAATATTGCATTGAACCATTATCTATATAATTTTTATTGTGTTTTACATCACCTAGTCTTAAATGTACAAAAATATATTTATAATCAATATTTAAATCGATTATATTAAATGGTTCATGTAAATGTGTAAGAGACTCACAAATTTTAGACATTAATATGTAATTATCTTGTGTAGTATAAAAATTATAGAAACATCTTGATGCATTACTTTTATTAATATATATATATTCTTGGTCATAAGAATTAAAATCTATTACAAATTCATCACGAAAATGTCTATATGTCTTAATTTCTTCTTTATTTTCATCAGTATAAAGATGTTTATCAATAATAACTATTTGTGAAAATTTTCTTGGAAAATTTATTGTTATACAATCCTTACTTGATATAATTTTTGATATTTGACCAGAAATTGTTTTATAATATACTTCCATACCATATGGTAAAAATTGTTTATAATTATTGTTAAAAAAATCTAAAAATTTACCATAATCCCAACTGGTTCTTCCACAATGACATAATGGATGTCTAATTATTAAAATTAATTTTCTATTCATAATATTAGATAAATAGATAGCAGTCTCTAGAGAAAATAATTGATTACAAAATCCAACACCGGAAAATAGTTCATATATTAATGTTTTCATTTATTAAATAAATACATTCTATTAAAAATATTTTAACGTATCTTATTTCATACTTTTACATTTCTTCACACCAAACACAAATTTCAATATATTAAATCTTTTCCCAAATTCATTTTTTTTTTCTAAATAATAATAAAAAAATCCAATAATAATAATACTCAAAATTAATACATATAAAACCTTTTCGACTTTTTTAATTGTTTTGTCTAATTGGGAATCTTTTTTCCCCATTTTTTCCAAATAAATCGTATAATTAGACATAAAGAAAAGTACCATAATCATTAATAAAACAATTACTGTTGGGCCAATATCTAAATGAGTAAATAAATGGAAAAGGATCCACACAATAAATGCTCGTCTAATGTTTATTACAGGATTAACAACTTCGTTTCCCTGTGTAAAATCAATTGTAAAATAGATCATAAATAAAATCAATAAATGTTTGACGTACATATTTTCTAAATAAAATTGTGTTTTACATCCTAATGTTTCTGCTAAAAAATTACCTGATATAGAAAGAAGAAGAAGAAGTAATGCTTTTAAAATAATTGAAACAGTTTCTCGCGTAAATCCAAATTGATTTGCTAAAAAATCTTGAAACATATATATTTTAAATTTATTTTATTTTTGTCTAGGTTTTTCTTACGTTTTTTTTGGGTTTCTTACTTTTTCTAGAGATCTTACGTTTAGTTTTTCTTCGACGTTTAGTTTTTCTTCGACGTTTAGTTTTTCTTCGACGTTTAGTTTTTCTTACCTTTTTCAAAGGTATTTTTTTTAAAAAGGTCTTTTTACGACGCTTTCCACTTCTTTTTCGTTTTTGTGACCTTTTTCGTAAAAAGGTCTTTCTTCTACCTCCTCCTTCTTTCGATTCTTTATTTTCTTCATTTCTCTCATCCGACAAATCATAGTCAAGTTCATCCAACCGACCTTCTCTTTTATATCTTTTCCATTTTGCTATTCGTGCGGCGTCTTTCCATTGTATAGCAGAATTCATACCATAATATCTAGGACTATCTTGCATTATCTCTGAGACTTCTTTGTCATTTTGATTAATACAAGCATCTAAAACTTCGGACTGTTCTGGTTCAGGAAGATTTGATAATGAAGTTTGTCTAACCATATCTAGACAAAGTTGTGGTACATCAGGTGTAGATTGTTGACCCCATTGGGCTTCTTTCATTATGTCCCATATATCTGGATCAATATGATCAGGACGTTCACCATCATATTTATTTTCTTTTGCTTCTCCAGAAGAACTGGTCGTTTTTGATGAAGGTTCATCACTATCACTATCACTATCACTCTCATTGTTTTCTGACCGAGGAGGATGTTCATCATCATATATCATAAAAGTTTCATAGGTTAGTATATCTTCACCATATATTTCTCTAAATAAATTATTTATAATTTCAGAATTATCGGAAAATTCTGCCCAGGTTCTAATTTCTTTATACACAATCACAAAATTATAAATTTGCTCTCTTGTTGCATCCAATGTTATTTGTGGTTCTCTTGCTATACGCATGAACGTATTTGCTATTGCGTTAAGTATTGGATTATTAGCAACCTTCCTTAATTCTTTTACTTTTTTTTTTACTTTATTCTTATCAATTGACATATATATATATATATATGTATAAAATATATATATATTGCTTAAATATCAGATAAGGTTTTGGTTAGTTTGCTTAGACCGTATACTGAAACACCAAACATAAGTGTTTTTACCATATATCCGGTGAAGTTATAATTACCATCTCTAGTAAATAAGGAGGGGGCATATTTTATAAAATTCTTCTGGAAATAAGGTAATTGAAAAATAAAGAACAATACACTTGTTAAAAGAGGTGTTTGTAACTCTTCATACAGACTATCTAACCGATCTACCTGTTGTTTTTTTCTTTGATTTTCTTTTAACATATTCTCCATTGTGGTAGATTCTTCTTCTATATATTGATTGTTTTCTGATTGAGGAACAAAATTGGGTTTAATTTGTTCATCTTGAACAATATGTTCTGTGTTTTGCTGTATATCTCTAGAGGGTAAACTAGTACCACCTTGGGCTTGCTGTAACCCCTGAACGATTTGATGTATAGAGTCTTGGCTTAATTCTGTTGTAGATTGATTTTTTATTGTATTTGCGACATTTTGTTCAACTTTATCACTAACTTGCATAACAACATTATTTGTTTGAGATACTTCATTAGGCAGGGCAGATATTTCGGTAGCCATTATATAAATTAGATTAGATAAGGTATATAATCTAATTTACGCAAAATTTACTAATTTACGCAAAATTTACTAATTTACGCAAAATTTACTATTTTTTTACTTTCATCACATTTTTCTATTTGTTCGTTAAATTTGTAACACTTATTATTATATTTGAATACTTGTTCCTTAACTTTGCTTAGTGGTGGACCTCGGAATATAATACAATTTCGTTCATTACATACTTTTCTAAATATAGTGGCTAATCCTAATCCTAATAACATAGAAATAATGTATCTCCCTGCTTCGCTGTATATTAATCGCCTTAAATCCATATAATATATACATATATAATTTTATTGAATGTCATATGACCTTATTTTTTTGACATCTGTTGGACATTTTACTTCTGTCGATGTAAAGCGAAAACAATTATCGGCTTTATCCTTAAACATTATCTTATCTTCATTGTCAGGATTTGGATAGACATAGATTATTTGAGATGGTGGTGTAGATATATATACTAAAAAAATACCAACTGATAAACTTAGAATAAAAACAGGTACACTAAGGAACTTCATCTATATAATGTTGTTTTATTTAATTTTTAATGTTGTTTTATTTAATTTTTTTGTAGAAAGAATGTCAAAGGTAGTTTTTCTTACCTTTTTTCAAAAAGGTAGTTTTTCAAAAGGTAGTTTTTCTTACCTTTTTTCAAAAAGGTATGTCATTTGATTTTCAATACTCTGTACAGTCTTGTTGATAATATATTTTGGCATCATCTTTAAAGCACCTTTTGAATTTTTGTTTTCTTCTTTTTCAATGCTTATATTATCATACTTCAGCTTTCTAATTTCTTCCTGCAGTGGTAAAATAGTATTTTTATAAGTTTCAATAGCATGTATTAAAATGGGTTTATTATCTTCTTTTTTATATTCTTTCATGTTTTTTTTAAAATCACTTGTTAATTGGTTAAGTTCTTTTTGTTTTTCATTGACGTATTCTTGTTTTAATTTGAAAGTATTGCTTTCTTCCATTTCAAGAATTTTGGTTTTTTTATCATATAATTCTTGATATGTATCTTTTTCATCAATATTTTCGTCTAATAATTCCTTCAATCTTCTAAATTCCTTTAAGACAATATCTTCACTCTGGGTTTGAAAAAGAAGATCTAATTTATAAACCATGATATCTTGTTTAATATTACTAATAATATCTATTTTTTCCCGAATAATGGTGGGTAAATGGACATGTTTTGGTTTTTTTAAGTCAATGTCAAGCGAACATTTTCGTTCAACATTGCACTGTGCTTTTAAATGTGTTTCTGTTATTTCAAAAATAGTACCTCCAGATTTATTACAATTGACACATCGGCGTTTTGCGTCAAATTTCTGCAATTCTTCTTTGATTAGTGGAATATTTCTAGGGTGCTTTTTTTTAAGTGTTTTAATAGTTCCATTTCTTTTTTTGTCATATTTTTCTTTTAATTCCCAAAATGTATTGTATGCTTCTAAATAATCTTCATAACTCATTTATATTTATGAGTTATAAAAAAATATAAAAATAACTTAGTTGTTTCTTAGTTGTTTTATTATAATATCTCTATCTTTGATTATAATATCTCTATTGTTGATATTATCCATTAATCTGCTTATTAATCCACCGCCGGGAGAAGTGAATGGAACATTAGATTCACCCCAATGTTTTAATATATAACTTAAATCAGTTTCATTGATCACACCGTCAAGATTAATATCTCCCTTAAATATTTCTGGAAGCACCGGTAAAGACCCGAACCAAGTAGAGGAGGTGAACGTGTCAATTGTACCCCCGTTATTGAATGTGCCTGTCTCCAAATTCGAAATCTGCCCCTTTGTTTCCAGTGTACCATTATTGGTGATTGTGCCTCTGTTAGTAAGAAAACACTCCTCCTCCATATTTATAGCACCCGAGTTAGTAAGTGTACCGTTATTGGTGAAGTTAGACAAGGTTTTATTGTCGATTGTACCCCCGTTATTGAATGTGCCTGCCTCCAAATTTTCAATTTCACCCGGGTTAGTAAGTGTACCATTATTGGTGATTGTACCAATGTTATTAATTTTACAATACATGTCAATAGAATTTATAGTACCCGAGTTAGTAAGTGTACCGTCATTGGCGATTTCGTTATAATTGGTGATTGTACCACCGTTGTCAATAGTAAGTGTGGCGGCGGTGTCGACTATGAGTTGGGCATTGTAGTTAATAGTAAGAGTAACGTTAGGAGCAATAGTCAATGTCTTACCAGAGGGTACCCATGATATGTGTAAAATAGTAAGATCATTATTAAGTGTCACATTTGTCACATTTGTCACATTTAATGCGGCATTTAAAGTGGTTAGAGTATATGGTTGAGCTTCCCAGGCAAGTCCCGAAATGATTCCCGATGGGGCTGTTCCACTGGTTGTACCATGGTTGTTGAATGTACCCAAGTTTTCAATTGCACCCGAGTTAGTAAGTGTACCCTTATTGGTGAGTGTGCCACCGTTGTCAATAGCAAGAGTAACGTTAGGAGCAATAGTCAATGTCTTACCATCGGGTATAACAAGGTTGGATGAAATAGTAAGATAATTATTAAGTGTCACATTTGTTTCGTGTTTTAATGCGCTTTGTAAATCCCCTAAAGTATAATCTCTTTTAATATTACTCATTTATATTTATGAGTTATAAAATTTTTTGTGCAATACTTCAAATGGACTTTCAAATTTCGGGAGATCTGTAATTGTTTGGTTCAAATCTTGGGCTTTTTTTGTCTGCATTTTACGAACTTTAGTTATAAAATAATCTCGTTTTAACTTTTTTACCTTTTCTCTATCTTTTTCTGTTGGCCGTGTTTTATATTTATAAATCAAATAAATTGTTATAATAAAAACAAACAATCCAAAAAAACTAAGATTAATCATGTAGTAATTTATTTCAGTTCGTTGTGTATGACATTTCTTCAATGTTTCTCCTAAAAAATATTTAACACCAGGTTCTGTTAAACTGGGTCTATTTTGTGTAAAATCCATATAATTAATGAACCTAAAATCTAAAAAAAATTTATACACAATATCTATATGGTATCTATTGCTTCATCAATTCTTTTTTTTTCAATTGCAACAATTGCATATTTCGTCATAAAACATTTATTAGCAGATAAGTTTAATGCTCGGAATTCAGGTATTGCTATAGCATGCACGGCTGTTTATTTAGCAATAATTGTTTCTATACAAACATATATTAATGTCAAAAATGCTAAAGAAAAATGCGGTGGTACACCACAAACGCTGTCAGCAATATATTATACTTTTATTCCGTATCTAATGATTTTCGGAACACTTATGCTAATTCTTATGTTTTTTCCCGGATTTAAAGCACCTTTTTCAAATACATTAGGATATGGGATTGTAAGTTTGCCTTTTATGAATATAAAACCTACCTTCATGAATATATTAAAAACAGACAGCAATAATAAATTACTTAAAACCGTTTATGAAGATCCGTCTCTCATGATTAATGAGATGACACCTACCAACTTTTTTGTTTTTCTTAAAAAAATGGGATCCGCCGAAAACTCTATTTTAAGCCCAGATTATCAGCGATTTATTCCTACTTTATATGATTTAGTTGTAGTTAAAAATAGTGTTTCTAAATTTATCTGGTTTTGGTTAACAGGTGTTTTAGTCATACTAAATTCACACAGTTATATCATGTCCATGAAATGTAACAGAACCGTTGATGAACTTTCTAGTAAACTTGACAAAGCATTAAGCAATCCCAAGAAAGCAAAGAAAAAACAAAAATGGAAAATGGGATATTAAGTATTACAACCAATATTAGCAAAACATATGATAAAAAATCAATAAATTATATTTTCTAAAAATATAATTTATTATTAAAAATTTTAACATATTATCATTTAAAATTTAAGTTTTGGTGAGGCTATGTAGTACAAAACAAACAGATAACATAACATAGATAGTATAAGTGTTAAAAACCAAATAGGGATAATTGTTTTTTTACTTGATCCTAATCCAAACTGTCTTAATGAACCGTCTTTTTCATATAAAAATGCGGGTTCTATTACTTGTATGATGGCAAATATAATTATAAATAAAATAATAGCAACAGACGTTATATTTTTACGTATATAGGTACGATACATGATAAATTATATATAGATAAGTTTTTTAAATAAAAAATTTTATTTAAAAACTTTTTATTTTAAATGTTTTTAATTGTTTTAAAAACTTTTACATATAGTCAACTTCTTCTCTATTATCATCGTCTTCTTCGGGAATTGCACTTAAATTGTATACTTCTGCATTGATTTGTCTCTGGATGTCTTCCTGATCAATAAAATCAAAATTTTCACTATCTATCATTTTTAATCCATAAATTTCACTGCTAAATTCAGTGACTTCGTCTCGCACACCGCTTTTTAATTCCATAATAGCCTGTTGTTCCAATTCTTCTCTTTCCTTATCATATTGATTTTCATCGTATTCATATATTGCCCGTGTTTGACCGATACCCCAATCTCCTAAACTATGATTTTTCATAATATTCTCAACCTTTCTTTCTTCATCCGCTAAATCACGGAAAGTTGCCGTTATTTTTGCCTTTTCCTTTTCTTTAGATTTCAATACATTTTTGGTTACCTCTTCTGGTGTGATATTCAATGATTTTTTATATGATTCCAGTATTTTCAAATAATTAGATATAAGGCTACATGAAACTTTTTCTAATTCTTCTCTTTCTCCTCTTAATATCATATCATCCACACCTAGTCCTGCACTCAGGTTGGTATCTAATTCTGCAGGAAATTCTTCTGTTTTATCCTCTGTTTCAAAATCTAATTCGCTTTCAAAAGCATCTAAATATAGCATAATAGATGAAAGAAAAATATAATAACCTATTTTTTTCACCATTTTACCATTAAAAATACTATTTAATGACTGATCTCCCATAATTTTTGAATAAAAAGGTATTGCATCCATAATCATTAATAAATCTCCATTGTGTTTTAAAACATAATTCAAAACCGCGTTTATATTTTTATCTCCATAATATTTGGTAAAATATCCATAATCTCTTTCCATAATTTTATTCACATCCCCTACATGTCTCTGACTAAGATTCCAATGAGATGGAACAGTATGTTTTTTTACTTTATTTAATATAATGTTTGGGGAACTTGTTATCATATCCCTCGACATTTGCTTCAACATATTAAAAATTGTATGACCAGTCTGGTCATCTTGATGCATATAAATTTCCTCCCCCACCAACTTCCAATTCAATATAAATCTCTCCGACCTTATTTCTGATTTCTTTGTTTTCTTTTGACTTTGTAACCCATAATCCAATATGAGATCCTTATGGTTCCTTTTTAGTTCTCCATGTTCGTGTAATTTTTCAGTAATGGTCGTAGACATCTCTTCGTTCCAATTATCTAATTTACTATTAAATTCGTCTATAAAAGTTTGAGACGACTTGTCATGTTTATATGAGATATCAAATCGGTCTATTAACTGGTATAATATCTCAATAAATTCTGAATTATAAATATCAATCTTATTTTTTTCCTTCAAATGTTCAGATATAAGTTCCAAATTCATTTTTTCAGTAATAATAGGAGGATCAATATCAAAATGAATGATGTTTTGTCTAGAAATATAATGTATTAATGCTTTTAATGTATCATTTGAATAATTCAAACCTTCACTTTTCATAATATCTATTTTTCTCTCCAAACTATCAGAAGATTTATATGCGGCAGAATTCTTAACACAAAGTCTTTGCAATTCATCATCTAATATAACACCACTATTAAACTGGCAGTATTTTATAAAACTTAGATATACAACACTTTCATTGAACTCTGGAGAGATTTTTGAAAATACAAGTTTGGTATCATTATCTATAACAAATAATGATGGTACTAATAATTTCACATATTTATCGTATATCTCGCTCGATTTTCTTACTCTCTCGTTGTATTTTTCAATTGATTTTTCCTTTTTTGTAAAATAATAATATGTACTCGTTTCACCTCCTTCGTTACAGCAAGCATTTTCCAAAAAAGGAATATTATCTGCACTCGCAAGTATCATAGGTTCATTATTAATGGCTTTTTGAACAGATTCAAAAATAGAAAAACAATTCTTAACAATATTTCCATATAAATTCCATAATCGATAAAATTGTTCTACATTATCAGACCTAATATCTTTTTTCAATAAGTCTTCAAATCCCTCACCCAAATTGTGCAAATCACTCACTTGGATTGGGATAAGAGGTGGTAAATAATCACTCCATTGTTGAACATCAAAACTTTCCGGAATAAATTCAATGTCTTTATTTTCCATATTCCATAATCTTTTTTGCTGCAATTTTTCGACAACATAATCGATATTAATAACCTTTTCATTCATAAAAACATGTAAATCTTCATTTAATTTATCAACCTTGGTTTGAAAATTTTCTTTGTTAACTCTCGGTAACACTTTCCACGGGCGATCCTTTCCTCTCTTCAAATGAACCAACAAACAATTGAAATAATTCACAAAACTCAAATCACTATTTCCATTAAGAGGATAACCATTAAAAGATTTAATACAAATAGAAAATGTTATATCTGATACAATATTAGGCATTGCACATTGAACGCCAATAATATATGCAGCACTTACAGATTTCAACAATATTTCATCATGTTTTGTTTCGTATGGTTTTACCTTTTTACCCTTTTTCTTTTTTCTCTCCACCAACTCATTATATCTCTTCTCATCCATTAAATTTTTATTTAAGCATTCAATAGTCAATCTAACCATAAAACTATGTTCACTTTCACTATCTATTTGTAATTTTTTATCGAAAGCATGTAGTAAATTACTCACATGCTTGGCTAATCGTGTTTGGTAATCAAATGTACTGTCCTTAACATTTGAATATTTAAAACTCTGAATATCAACATTTTCTATCATAATTTCACGGGATACGATTTTATAACCACTTGCGTCATAACCTTCACTATCGTCAAATTCAATTAATTTTATAATATAACCACTATGTTTATCTATAATTTTACCATTATCATCACTTAATTGTCCCCTCGTATCGCATATTATTGCCAATACATCTTTATAAAGACCATGGTAAATAGATGCTGCTAATGAATAATAAAAAGTAGGCAACAATTTTGTATTTGTATCTATACAATAATACCAAAATTCACTCTCATCTGTATTATTTAAATCATGTTCCCTGCAATATTTTTCAATAAATAATAATATGTTATTTAATTTATCGACCAAATCATTTTGAGATAAAATAGTATCCCTAAGTATAGCATAAGGTGAAACAGTCACGTCTTGAATATCTAATGTGGATGCAATTTTTAATTGAATAATATCTCTCCTGATATTCTTCATTGTTTTCATTTTTTTTAAATTATTAATATTTGCTAATGATTTGTTAAAGTTTTGTTTTATATTAATAGTTAATTCTGATATAGACATGCGTATCTGTTGCTCTAATTTTGCGGTTAATTCAGATAAGAAATTTTTTCGTATAATCTCCTTACTTTCATCCAATCCAATACATTGTTTTTTAATTTGAATACAACTATCTTTCAAGTTGCAAAAATTAACCGTATCTATAGACTGTCCATCCAATGATTTATCTAATTTCCATTTATTATTTTGACGTACATAATATTTATAATCCATGTCACCCAAGTCTAATAAGGCATAATCTCCATTTTCAATGTGTTTCGCTCCCAAAATCATGGCTGATGCATCTCTTACTGCCTTTTCTTGAGTGACGCCATTATTTTTCACCAAAAACTCACTAAGTTTTTCAATGAGTTCTTCAGGTTCAATGTCGGGATGTTTTTCTCTCCAAACATTGCCAATATCATAAGGGGTATCATCATATTTTCTATCAAAGAAAATGTCGACGTCAGATCTACTATCTCTTTCTAAGTCTTCAATATCATTGTATTTTTTTGCGAGCATTATAGGATCACAATCTGAAGATTTTCCCATTTCCGATGCTAATTCTATGCCATCTAGTTCTTCTTTAATGCTATTTTCTAAATCAATAGGTTGAACCAAACTCATTTGCCCCATTGCTAATGCATTCAAGTATGTTCGTCCGCAATCAATATCAATTATTTTCTTAATAGAAGTATCGGTATACATATCATCTGAAATATTATAAGCATCTTTGGCAAAAATGTCAGAATGCTCTATTTTTATTTTATCCAATAAACTAGGTAATATTGTATAACTATCGTAATTCTCCAATCCAGATAAATATTTTGTATATTTACTTTTATTTATAATTATCTTTTTCTTAATTTTCTCTATCTCATCATATACAAACGACATAATTTCATTATACTGTTTAAATGTTATATCGTCGCTATAAATGAGAAAAGGTTCTAGTTGTTGAATAATTCTATAAAAAGACACCCCCTTTTTAATATTTGACTTATAATTCTGAAATAATTTTTTTGTATTAGGTATCATGGTATTTAAAAATTTATCATATATTTCAACATCATCTGTTCTGTCATCATATTTTCTTAATTCCTCAAAATCTATATAATTTGATTTATCAAACATGATAAAGTCTTTACTATCTTTCTTTTTTTTTGATTGATTTTCTGCATCTTCGTTCTCAATAATAGTTCTTTTTTTAAAGTTTGTTAATTCGTTTAATACTTTAAAATAGGAAAAATTTGTGTTATTTAAATTGGATTTATCGTAAATAGAAGATGATGGTAAATTAATTCGCGAATGTTTAATAATTGAATTAGGTAATGTAAAAAATCCCTTTAAAAATAGAGTATCGTTTGAGGTTAATTTATCTAGATATAAAATACTTTTTTTATTTTGTGGGTCAGGATTTACAAGATGTGTTAATCCCGTATTTAAACGTTGCATAACAAATCTATTTTGATTAATAGACACATTTGTTTTATAAATTAAATCATCTGATGAGGACATAGTGGTTGAATAAAAGTCGGATATGTTATCAAGTATAACATCAAAATCGCTTTCTATTTCTTTTATTTGTATAATATTTGTTAATTCATTGGGTTCAATATGTGGTGTAAAATATTGATTTAAATTTTGATAAAGAAATTCATATTTATTTTGTCCATCGGGAATATTATTTTTCAAATATTGATAAATGAGATCAAATTCATCATTTAATGCAAAATCTATTCCTAATATATTTGCAGAATCATCATCATTTTCATCAACAATGTTGTCTTTATCATATAAGTTTTTCTTATTTTTAATAACAGGTATAATCCATTCTAATTTTTTATTAAAAACTTTAAAATTTTCAACAAGTGGTTTATAATTTGTCCCTTTTTTAAACATATGATCGGCGTTTCCTTCTTTATCAAATTTTGAAAATTTCTTTCTTAATTGTTTAAATCTTTCAATTATTATGTGTATTTTAGTAAGTTGTGAATTGGTTCTTTCTGTGGAAGGAATAGATGCTAATAATTCATCTAGTAAATCGCCTGTTTGCATTTCTACACTATAACGTTTTTCCTTTTCAGAAACATGTATTTGTTCAGTTATTTCACCCATGTCTTCATCTTCCACAATTATATCTTCTAAATCAATAAAGGCCTCTTTAATATGGTCAAGATGTTCTTCTGTATCCAAATCTAATTCTAAATCTAATTCTAAATCTAATTCTTCTTCTTCACCTTCTTCATCTTCTTCACCTTCTTCTTGTCCTGATGTTTTCTGTGATATTTGTGTTTTTTCGATATCAATTGGTTCTTCTTCTTCCGATTGTTTTGTTTTGGGTTTTTCAATATGTTGAATACTTACGATGTTTAGATCCTTAGGTATACCCTTATATTCAAAATCTATATAAAATGCTTGTTTATCGGGATATCGCGTAATTTCTATCATATCTTCTTCAATATCTGTAATTTGTCCATTAATGACCAATGGAATTTCCCCATCAAAATAAATACTTACCCAAATAGGAGGTATTAAATCATTTTGTTTTGCATAACCTTTTTCTACAGGATTATCTAAAATAAATATACTTTCAATACTTTCATCTGTTATATTACCATCTAGAATATTCAATGTAATACTTGATAAATCATCTTGTTGTATTAGATCTATTTTCTGATTATCTAAATAATCTATAATAAATATTTTTTCATGAATTTTTAAATTTTCAGTAGCATTTATTTGAATAATTTGTCCTAATTCCAAAAATATTAGTTCCGGTTGTTTGCTAATCTCAGACATTACTTATATTTATAAAAGAAATTATATATTGGTTTATACTTTATAAAAAAAACATAAAGATACCTTAATAATAAATAAATAAATGCCTAGTTACGCTCCATTGAAAGTAATAGAATCAGAAAATATATCTCAAAATGTTGATTTTACTATTAAGGATATCGATAATTATAATATTATAAAATACAAAAAAGATAGATTGAATAATTCTAATATGCGTACATTAGGATTATTAAGATCAGTAATTATGGGCGATGGTAAAATTTTATGTTTTAGCCCACCCAAATCTATATATTTCGATAATTTTACAAGTAAAAATAATATTGAAGATTGTTATTTTGAAGAATTTATTGAAGGAACGATGATTAATGCTTTTTGGGATCATTATATAGATGATTGGAATATTGCTACTAGAAGTAATATAGGTGCAAAATGTAAATACAATGTAAATTCAAATAAAACATTTCGATATATGTTTTTAGATGCAATGAATCATTGTGGATTAGAGTTTTCACATCTAAACAAAAATTTTATATATAGTTTTGTGCTACAGCACCCAGAAAATAGAATTGTGATACCGATTATTACACCAACAATACAGTTAGCAGTCGTATATAAAGTTATTACATATGATAATGGTGATCAAATTGTAGAAAAAATAGAAAACGAGGAATTATCTATGGTAAATACTGTAAAAAAATATACATATGAAACACTGAAGAATAATTTTGGGGGTAATTGGGAATCACTTAGATGTTATTTTAATGATGAGGCATTAGATTATAAAACACATGGTATAGTTGTATATAATAAAGATGGTGAGCGAATGAAAATTCGTTCTAAAAATTATGAAAAGATTAAAATGTTAAAGGGAAATAGTCCAAAACTACAATTTCATTATTATTATTTGAGACAAAATGATTTGGTGAAAGATTTTTTACAATTTTATCCAGAACATAGAAATGAGTTTCGTACGTTAAGAAATGATTTACATAGTTTTACAAATCAACTTTATCAATATTATATTGAATGTTATATTAAAAAAGAAATTACTAAAAAAATAAAGGATTATCCCTATAATTTTAAAATTCATATGTTCAACTTGCATAAACATTACATGAATAACTTGAGACTGGATAAAAAATTTGTATCGCGACAAGTTGTTATTGATTATATTAATAAGTTACATCCGGCAAAATTAATGCATTCTATAAATCATACTTATAATAAACATAAAAGAGAAGAAAAGACTGCCATAAATATCACGATCACCTAATCAATTAAACATATCCTCCCTTAAAAGTATTCTTTTAAATTTGTAAAAATATTAATACCTGTTTTACATGCATATCCGACAAGTGATCTTGTATTTTCATCAGTGAAATTTTCAGGAGAATTAAAACTCATTCTAATAATAGAATCCGTATCATGAGGATGCATTTTAATAAATCCTATGTAATCTAAAACGCGATCACCACCCAAATAATATTCTTGGTGTAAAATATATTCAATTACTTTTCCTATAGTATAATCTTCATTTTCCAATGTAATATCTACACTATTTGTCATGGTTGTTTTTTCTTTATTAATAATAAGTTTTTCATTTTGACAAAGTTCATATAGCCTGATGAGCCGTTTAATAATATTATCGATAGCCAAATGAACTAATTCAATATTAGTATAAACTCCAATAGTTTCTATTTTAAAATCGAAACTATTATTTTTATAAAATCTTTTTCCTTTTAATAAATACCAATTTTTTCTAAATTCTGTGATATCTTTGAGTGAATAACCCTTTTCTTCAAGTTCTTGTTCAATTGTCTCCCATTGTGAGTTTTGTTCTACTCTGTCGGGAGTATTAGCATACGCACATGTAGATACTGTATTATACATACCATTTTTTTCTGCACTTGATATAGATAATTTACATTCTATATGAATTTCTTGACCGGGAATATTATTAGATATTTTTGGACGTAATCTTGTAAATAATATATATCCGTTTGTTAGTTTATCAGGAGGAAACATTTTTTTAACATCTTCTTCCTCTAAATATGTATCACTTGATATATTTTTAACTTTAAAATCTTTAGTCGTAATGTATACAATAGAATCAGAATCGTTAACTTCATTTACCTCGATAAGTAAATCATCAATAAGAGTATGATCTTTTATATGAATAGGAATACATCCTAGTCTCTGTTTTAAAATTTCATTATTAAATCTAGTAGTATTTTTATGAATTTTTATATCATTTTTTTCTAAAGATCCATCCATAACTACTACATTAATATCGCTCAATAAAGTTCTTCTTATAGCATTTGCGATGCTAACATTTGTATTTTCCAATGTAAATGATAAAGTATTATTAATTTCAATGGATTCTTTAACATTAGGCAACTTTATAGAACTTTTAGGAATATTAAGTGACTTACTCTCCATAGAATATTGGCTCATATATACAATAACTAACATTGTTTTTTTAATATTAAATTCAATTTTAATATTAAACTTTTAAAAAAAGTTTACAAAAACAAACTTTTTCAAAAAATTTAAGTTAAATTTAGGATAAATAAGACTTGCGGGTATATTAATGAGTAGTGTTTTATATTATAGTAAATATTGTGATAACTGTAATAAATTATTATATGAACTGGGTAAATCAGATATATCAAAACAAATACATTTTTTATCAATAGATAAACGTGTTGAAAAGAATAGTAAAATATATATAGTTTTGGAAAATGGATGTGAAGTTTATTTACCTCCAAATATAACAAGAGTGCCTACATTATTACTATTAAATATGGGAAACAAAATGATTGTCGGTAAAGATGTTATTAATTATTTTAAACCGCAATTAACTCAACATAAAGAACAGGCTACAAAAAGCAATATGGAACCGATGGCTTTTTCTACATATGAAATGGGGGTAACTATGTCTGATAATTATTCATATTTAGATCAGTCGAATGATGAGATGTCTGCAAAGGGAAATGGTGGTTTAAGACAAATGCATAGTTTTGTAACATTGAATTATGATGATAAAATACATACTCCTCCAGATGATTATGAGCCTGACAAAGTAGGCAATGTCGATTTAGGAAAATTACAAGAGAAACGCGAAAGTGAAGTTAATCTACCTTCTCAATAATTTAATATAATTGTGGATAATAGTTTAAATAATAATATGTATATTTGTTTAGTAATGACCAACTTAAGCAAGGTATTTAACGAACACTTAATTGATTTTTTAAACGATGTTATCAGTATTTTCCCCCAAAATACTGATTTACAAACTGGACGAACATTCATAATTGGTATTAAAAAAGTAAATCCCAAATCGTTAATTAAAATATGGAAAATGTCGGTTAATGATATTTATTTGGATAAAATTAATGAAGGTAATATGGATTTTTTTATAACCAAAGATTATTCTCAAGATATACCATCACAAACACCCAATAATGTTTTAAATATTATTGAAGATATAAAGGTATTATTACGTGAAACAACTGAAGAAAATAAGGAAAAATCATTAAAATATGTCCAAAATTTATGTAAAATTTGTAAATTATATTACGATACTAAATAAAATATACTTTAACATAAGTATAATTTAAAACTTAATTTTAAATTATACATATAATGGCTGAAAACAAAAATCCGAAAGAAACCCCCACCGAAACCTCAAGAGAAAATACAGAACGAGATACAGAAGGAGATACTGTACCTAAAGAATTTTCTAAAATTATAAAAGATTTTTATAAGGATATTTTGTTGGTTTTTCCAGAAATAAAAGATAAATTAGAAGATAATATTATTGAATTTCTACAAGACAAGCATGATTGTCAAGAAATTTTTGATTATTGTTTGAAAATTTACCCAGAACGTTTTTTTGATATATTATATAAAAATAATGATATTTTTCAAAATGAAGATATTAATACATGTTTTCTCCCCAATATTGAATTTAAAAACTTATGGAAGGAGGATATTAGTGATAATACAAGAAAAACAATATGGAAATATTTACAATTAATATTATTTTCAGTTTCTAGTTCTATTAAAAATGGGAAAGATTTTGGCAATACAGAAAAACTTTTTGAGGCGATAGATGAGGATGAAATGAAAAAAAAGTTAGAAGAAACTATGAAAGAAATGGGGGAAATGTTTAGTAATACAATGGATGAAGAAGGTTCTGAAAATTTTATGAATTCAGAAGATCTACCAAATCCAGAAGATCTACAAGATCATCTACGTGGATTAATGGATGGAAAATTGGGACGATTGGCCCAAGATATTGCAAATGAAACTGCTGAAGATATGGATATTGATATGGAAGAAAATGCTGATATCGGAGATGTTTTTCAAAAATTATTAAAAAATCCTGCGAAACTCATGGGATTGGTTAAAAATATTGGTGCAAAACTCGATGGTAAATTAAAAAGCGGTGAAATTAAGGAAAGTGAATTAATGCAAGAAGCAGCCGAATTAATGGAAAAAATGAAATCAATGCCTGGTATGAAAAATATGAATAAGATTTTTAGTAAAATGGGCGTACCTATGGGAAAAAATCAAAAGGTTAGTGCTAGTGCTATGCAGGCAAATCTAAAAAAAAATATGAGATCTGCCAACCAAAAAGAGAGAATGTTAAGAAAATTAGAAGAACGTAGGGCACAACGAGAACAGGCTAAAACACAAACAGATATAAATTATAAACAGATGAAATTTAAAGGAGATGATAGTGATGTAGAGAAAAGTTTAAGACCAGTTAAGAAAAAGAAAAAAAAGAAAAAGAAGAAAAAATGAACTTTTTGAGAACTTTTTGAGAACTTTTTGAGAACTTTTTGAGAACTTTTTGAGAACTTTTTTAAAAAAGTTCGTAAAAACAAATTAAATAAAAACCTTCTAAAAAAATAACTTAGTATATATTAATAATGATTAAATTTTGGCTAGACAATCCAAATATCCTATTAGATAGAGATTATATAACAGAAATTTTTCCAAATGAAAGGTTCGGTTTAGCACAAAAACTAAATGCTATAACCAGACTTGTTATAGGTATGACTATTTTAGGATATTTATTAACTAAATCTCTAAAAATTCTTGTATCTGCTGCTGTAACTTTAGTTGTTTTAGTAATAATTTATAAAACAAAAAGCGACAAGGAAAAATTTTCAAATTTTATAAAAAAAGATCAAGAATATTATCAAAAAGATATAGAAAAACATGCAAAAAAGGATGAAAATTTTATTAAACAAAATTTTACAACTCCTACAAAAAAAAATCCCGCTATGAATGTTCTAATGGATGAATATAAATATAATCCCAAAAGACCTCCTGCAGCCCCTATTTATAATGATCAAATTAAATCACAAGTAAACGAAAATGCCAAAAGTGAAAATTCAAGATTATATAAAAATTTAGGAGATAATATTATTTATGAAAATTCAATGAGAAATTTTCACACAATGCCTAATACTAAAATACCAAATGATCAAAAGGAATTTGCTCTTTTTTGCTATGGAAATATGCCATCGTGTAAAGAAGGTGATAGTTTACAATGTACAAAAAATAATGCTGGTTTAAGAACAACTTAGTTTAAGAAATAAAAATAATCTTAAGTTAAATATATATAATGTCAAGTGTTTTTAATTATACTTTTGAAAATTTAACAAGAATAGGTAATGATAAATGTGGTATTAATGAGAGAGATATTCAAAACAAAAACTTTTCCAAATACAGCACCCAAAGTTATTTTGCATCTGAATGTGGTATGAACAATCCAATTAGTTTTGCAACAAGTCAACCCAATATATTTTATTCGGGTAGTCATGAAGTAGGTATTGGTGGGTGCAATATTGATACAAATTCAAAACTTAAGATTGGAACTATTCAAACTACTACTAAATCTAGTATCAGTTTACAACAGCGCCCATTCTTAACTGTACCTTTTTTGGGTAGAGGCCCGTCTCGTCCTGTGGAAGAATCGCAGCTCCAACAAGGTGGTTATTTAGGAAATAAGAAAAGTTGCAAAACTATTATGGAAAAATCATTACGTGATGAACAAACAGAATTAGTACCATCATTAAAAGCAAGTATTCAAAATCCAGTCAACTTATGTGAAGATATTGCAGCAGAAGGATGGATTAGAGGAGGACTTCCTTCGCGCGAATTAAGTCGCGATAAAGATTATTTTACAAAAAATTAAAGATAATTCATTTAAACTTAACATCATAATTCATTTAAACTTAACATCATAATTATAAATATAAATGTATAATTATGATCATAAAATACAATATAATCTTATCGACGAAACATTGAAAAATAAAACATATAAACAAGATATTTTAACATGTTTTGGATTAAATGAAAATAATTATAAAATAATTAATGATATTCAAGAACAACTTTTTGAAAAATATAAAGAAAATAAAAGTTTTAATAAATTAATGAATTATATTCAGATTAATCAAACATTTATTCCATCTACGTTACCTTTAAAAACATGTTTTGTTTTAGTTTTTTCATATGATTACTTTTATATATTTCACGATTGTTTAGTTGATTTACATAATAATAATAACATTTCGGATGTAAATTATAATTGTATGATTAATTTAATAAAAAAATAATGGATAGATATATATATATGGCATCCTTAAAAAACTCACCCGGTATGTATGCTTTAGAGCAAAATGATAATAAAAACCATCAGGGATATTTAATGAATATTCAACCTCAAATACCATTTCATAATAGATATGCTGGATTTGGGACAAATGTTGGTGCAATGAAAAGTGGTTATTATCATAATATATTATCAAATAACGCTGCCAATATTGAAAGTAATCTATTTAATATAGGATCTTATGATTTAACAAAACCTAAAACACAATTTAAACCATCTCTTAATAAAATAGGAGAACAAACTTTTTTTAGTAAAACCGCCGTTTTTGTTCCAGAACCACTTGTTGTCCAAAAAAAGCAACGACCTTCTGGTCCCTTCTGTTGAGGTTATATTTAATTATTATTTTTAATACCTTTTTTAAAAAAGGTATTATAAAAGGTATTTTTTAATATTTATAAAATATAAGTATGGCTTTTACAAGATTTAATTATGATGATGCTAGAACCAAAAAAAAACTGCAAGAAGCAACTGATTCAGGAAGATATGTGTTAAATGTACCTGGGAATGGTGCCGAACCCACTTTTTTTGATGATCCTTATATTAGAGTGCAAAAATGGGGTGCAAATTTAAGAGAAGTAATTAACGGGGGACCTATTGATATTGATAGTGATTTATCAGGAAGAACACGACAATTAACAAAATATTGTTCAACGAAGAAATTTAGTAATAACGGGGTTCCTTACTCTGTTGAAAAAAGTTACCCTCAAAATAAAAAGTGTATGACACAACAATCAAGAGCAAGTCATCCAGCATGGATGTATAGATCATTACCTCAAAATCACGATTATCCTTTATTTTTAAATCCACAAGAAAACACTTGTTTATTATTTCACAATAATTTAAATACAAGACTTTTAGAAAGAGATAACTTTGTACCAACGATCCCTTGTTTAAAAGAATAAACTTTTTAAGAAAAAATTTACAAAAAACAAACATTAAATAAACCCCCCAAAAAAGTTTTATTATATTTAATAAAATATATTTTATTATATATAAATATGGCCGAAATAGCAATACCTATTGTAGCATTGGGAGCAATGTATATTATTTCAAATAAAGAGAAAAAAAACCCGGTTGAATCATTTATACAAAGAGCGTCTTTGCCAAATACTAGACCTATTGTAAAAAATTATCCAAAAGATACCAATCATGATATTTTAAATAAATCTAATGTCCAAACATACAAAGGATTTAAGAATAGTACTGAAAATTACTTTTTACCTGAAAACTATAAAAAAGCATTAGACAATGAAAAACAAAATGTAGGTAATTTTCAATCTTTAACAGGAAATACAATTAATTCTACTGAATTAGAACATAATAATATGGTTCCTTATTTTGGTTCTAAAATCACACAATCTACTAGTGATAAAAGAGGTAATGAAGGATTGTTAGATTTATATACTGGTTCAGGAAGTCAACAAAATAGAAAAGAAGGAATTGCTCCTATGTTTAAGCCTGAAGCAAATATGTCACATATTCATGGTACACCTGTTTCTACCGATTTTATGCAAGAAAGACAAAGATCTGTATTAACATCTAAAATGAATAATACAAAACCATGGGAAGAAATTCGTGTTGGCCCAGGTTTAAATAAAGGCTTTAGTAGTGAAGGAACAGGTGGATTTAATTCCGGCATGGAATCCCGTTCATCAAGCATGCCCAAAACGGTTGATCAATTACGTTCTCAAACAAATCCAAAAGTCACATATGGCGGTGTTACTTTAGGAGCATATGCCGGAAAAGGATTTACAAAATCATCTACTAAAAATATGATTGGTAAAGTGGAAAAAAATAGACCAGATACCTCATTTGAACATGGGCCTAATAGATGGTTTACCACAACTGGTCAAGAAAAAAAACAAACTGTAAGAAGTGATATTATATTACAACCTGAAAATAGAACAACTACTACCAGAGAATATTTTGGTGTAGGTACAGATCGTGAGGCAAAAGGTCCAACACAACCAGGACAATATCAAGTAGCACATAAACAACAATTATCTGGACCAGATCTTGGAATTGCAGCAGGTGGTGATAAATGGGCACCAACCAATAAAGATTATGGTAAAAATAGTTTCAAAGCAAGAATGAACTCACGGACACTCACTAGTGAAAGTAGTAGTCTAGGAGTAGTAAGTGGTGTGGTCAGTGCGCTTACTGCTCCACTACTTGATTTCTTACGTCCTTCTCGTAAACAAAATGTTATAGGTAACAAACGACCAATGGGTAATGTTAGTGGACGAGCAGGTGTTAATAAAGAACCTGTATGGAACCCAAACGACACGCCCCTCCATACAATTAGAGAACAAACTGAAAACACAAAACATATTATGATGGGAAGTCAAAATAATAATAATGCTTATATGAATAGCAAACAAAGACCAGTTCCGCAACAAAGAGACTCGACTACCAATTGTTATTATACAAGTGGAAGTGGGGCAGTTCCCGGTACGACTGGTCCTCGTGCATACAATGCCGAATATAATGCTCGACTTAATCCAAATAAAGAAGTTGTGAGTCGAACAGATAGATATAATATAGGTAATCAATCTTTGGGTGGCAGGGCGCAGAATGTCACAAATCTAAGAAACAGAATAGAGAAACCTTCTGAACTTAGAGCAAACATGCCGAAAGTTGCTGGAAATATGCAAACACATGGTAAAATATCTGGTAAAAACACACGAGAACGTGCTATCAACTGTGCTCGTAATAATCCCGACATGGTCAAAGCATTTCAAAACAACCCGTACTCTCAATCTCTTAATAGTTGGGCTTAACTTTTTGTAAAAAGTTATCAAAAACTAACTTTTTGTCAAAAACTAACTTTTTTATAAAAAAAATAACTTTTTTATAAAAAACTAATATTTTTTTTCATAATTTTACATATTATCTATACATGTTTCTGCTATTTTTGCAGTTACAAGATAAGGATCCATATTACTAGCAGGTCTTCTATCTTCAATATATCCTGATTTATAATTACACTCATGTAAATCTCTAGGAATACGAATAGAACAACCTCTATCCGCTACGCCAAATGAAAATTCTGTAATGGGAGAGGTTTCATGTCCACCAGTTAATCTTCTTTCGTTTCCCTCACCATAAACAGAAATATGGTCCATATGATTTTCTTTAAACTTTCCCATTAATTCCAATATATATTCTTCTGAACCATTTTCTCTCATAGTTTTAGTACTGAAATTTGTATGACAACCAGCACCATTCCAATCCCCTTGAATAGGTTTAGGATCCCAACTAACTACAACATTATGTTTTTCACAGACACGTTCCATAATGTATCTACTCATCCATAATTCATCTCCAGCACTTAATCCATCACATGGTCCTACTTGATATTCCCATTGTCCTAACATAACTTCCGCATTAATACCCGAAACTCTTATACCTGCCTCCAAACATGCCATATAATGCTCTTCAACTATCTCTCTGCCAATAATATTATTTGTCCCTACTGCACAGTAATATGGACCCTGAGGTGCAGGGAACCCCACCTTACCATTATGATTTGGCCATCCCAAAGGTGTAACACAGTCTTTTTCAAACAATGTATATTCTTGCTCTATTCCATACCAAGGTTCTTCATACATACGATTTTTTAAAAGAACTTCCGCATATTCTCTATTACATCCCATTGCCGGTTTTCCATCCACAGTTTCACTTTTACATAAAACTAAAAAACTTTTAATAAATTTCCCTGGTAAATTCTTTCTGAAAGGATCTCGAAACATTGCACAAGGGACTAGTATAATTTCAGAGTCATCCCCAGATGCTTGTCCACAACTAGACCCATCATAATTCCATTTTGGAATATCACTAATATCATTTATATTTTGGTAATAAGTTCGAGTTTTACTACGCAAACTTTGGTCTGCTGCCAACCAAACATATTGAAGCAAAAAAACATCGTCTTTTATAGGATTAAAACTAGCCATTTGTTATAATAATGTATCTTATTTTTAAATTCTAAAATAAATTTATTTTTTAATATATTCCAATAAATCAACTAATCTATTACTATAACCCCATTCATTATCATACCATGCGATAATCTTAAAAAATCTAGGATTTAATTCTATACCGGCTTTAGCATCGACTATACAACTATGTTGATCTCCTATAAAATCACTACTAACCAATTCTTTATCACAGACTATCAATATGCCTTTTAGTTCCTTTTTTTCAGCACATTTCAAACATTCCATAATTTCTCCATAGGATGTTGATTTTTCTAGACGAACAGTTAAATCTACAACAGATACGTTGGGTGTTGGAACACGAAGTGATATTCCATTAATTTTTCCTTCTAACTCTGGAATTATTTTTCCTACACATGTTGCTGCTCCAGTAGTGCTTGGAATAATATTATTCAAACAACATCGACCCAATCTTAAGTTCTTTCTTGACTTATTATCAAGAGTATTTTGACTGGAGGTTGATGAATGGATAGTAGTCATCAATGCATCTTCTATAATAAAATTTTCATGAATAATTTTAATAAGAGGCGCTAGACAATTTGTAGTACATGATGCGTTAGAAATAATAGTTTCACCGTTATATTTTTCAGTGTTTACACCCATAACAAACATAGGAATATCAATTGATGGACTAGAAACAATTATTTTTTTTATCTTTTTTGAATGAAAATGTAATTTGGCATTTTCCATTATTTTAAATGCACCAGTACAATCAATAACATATTCTACATCCGCATTGTCCCAATTTATTTTATTTGCCCGGCGTTCATTAAACCTAAATACTTTATTATCATTAATAGTAATAGATTTTTCATTATTATATGTAGAATTAACTGTAAATTTACCATGAATACTATCATATTGTAAAAGTTGTAAAAATTGCTGATTTGTCATGGAACAATTGACCGCTGTAACTTGTATATCTTCACCATTTAAACGCTTTGCTTCTATAATTCTAAAAACTAAACGACCAATTCTACCAAATCCATTAATACCTATTCGCATATATATATATATAAAATTTTAAATTAATTATAAAAATTATATTAATTATATTGATTTTTAATTAGAGATATAAATTTTTTAATTTTATATGGAAATAAAAAATGAATATAATTTACATAAACCAATCCAAGATAAATTAGATTTCTTTGTTAAAACAAATAAAATACCTCATATTATATTTTATGGACCGAATGGATCTGGTAAAAAAAACTTATTGTTAAAATTTATTAATAATATCTATAATAATGATAAATCAAAAATAAATCAATATACTATGTTTGTTAATTGTGCACATGGAAAAGGTATTAGTTTTATCAGAGACGAATTGAAGTTTTTTGCAAAAACAAATATTCATAAAACAGGTGATCTCATTAAAAGTATTATATTATTAAATGCAGACATGTTAACAACTGATGCACAATCTGCCCTTAGAAGATGTATTGAAAAATTTAGCCATACTACACGATTTTTTATTATAATAAAAAATGAAAATGGTCTTTTAAAACCAATTCTATCTCGTTTTTGTAATTTTTATATAGGGTTACCAAATGTAGATAGAAAAACACAAAAAAGTTTATATTATATTAAAAAAAAAAAATATACAAATTTAGAGTTTTATAATAAAAAATTTAATTATTTGAAAAAAAAATTAAATGATGATAATAATTTTAAAGATATAACTGAATGTCATAATTTAGTAGAATTATTATATGAAAAGGCATATAGTTGTTTAGATATAATTAAATATATAGAACAAGATAAAAAAAACAAGGATAAACACTTATTTTTGGTTTATTTTGATGTTATTAGAACAGAATTTAGAAATGATAAATTATTAATGTTGGTAATTCTAAATTTATATTTTATGCGGAAAAAGATAGATTTAGAAAATATATTATCAATTTAAATGGATGATTATAATGTTAATGCGTTATCTGAAGCGAAAAATGAATATTCTTCAAGACTTGTAACTATATTAACACCGTTGGTTACTGAGGGTATTCGCTCTATTTTTAATGAAGCATGTAATCTTTGTCAAGATAATGACGAAGATGAAAAATATTTAATGACTTTTCAAAATTTCTTATCAAGAGTTCCAAAATGGAATACAACCATTATTGAGGAAGAAAAAAGTAGGATTTTAAATTCGAGTGGATGTAGTTATTTAGAAGATCTTATTATTTGTGTACATATAACACAACTTAAGATATTAACATCTATACGCGTGTCTCAAAAACAAAAAAAAATAGATATTGATATACCAAAAATAGATACATTTATTCACAAATGCTATATACAATTTGCAAGAAAACTTTATACAAATGTTTATCTTTTTGAAAAAGATTTAATGCCTTTAAATTTACAAAAAAACAATAGGGAAATAGAACTTATTTGTCAAGAATGTATATTACAAGTTACAAGAGATAGTATGCCGATTGAGAAAATTCTTAGAGCATATATAGATAAAACAGTAGATGAAGAAGTCATTGAGGAAACTATTGAAAAAACAGTTGAAGAAAATGTTGCAAAACAAATGGAAGATGAATTAAATAAGGAAAATGTAGAAAATACAGAAAATACAGCATCGTCGACTACAATTACAAAAAAAGAAGACATGAATACTATTGAAAAACCAGAATTAATAAAAAATGAAATAGAAGAAAACATAGAACCGGAAAAAAAACAAGCACAAAATATTAATTTAATAATTGAAACTCCCAAATCTGAAAATGATCAAGTAAAAGATGTTGTAAATACATTAGTCCTATCTACAAGCAATATAGACACACCAATAAAAACTCCTGGTAGACTTTCTTTCAATGATAAAGATTCTATATTAGACATGGGTACAAATAAAAGTACGGACG